CAGTACCATTATACAGCGCATTAGGTTATTTTACTAGTGGGGATTATACAAATCCAATACCCGTAGGTAATTTAACGTATACTATTGAAGATATGGCAGATAATTTTCCACCTCTAAATATAGCAGGATATTCACTTAATCCTGATGTTTGTTTAGATTGTCCTTACTTTGAAACATTAATAGGTACTTATAGTAAATATAATACACACCCTAAACAACAAATATTTTTTGATAACCAAATGGTAGGAGATACTGCTAAAGTATTTGTCAAAACTATATTTAGTGGGGAAATTGAAATTGAAAAAGAATTTAATATAATATTCGAATGAAAAAACTAACAATTCAAGAATCTAAACAATTTATTCCATTAAAAGAAAACTATGGAAACACGGATTTAGAACACGCTAAATATTTTACATTAACACCCAGTAAAAGAGGTGAGGGATGGGAAGATGTAACGTATTATACGGATAAAAAATATGGTTTATATGCGGATAAAGGAAATGGAGATCAATGGGTATATGTTTTATCTAATCCTTCATCTCCGGGTTTATTAAAAATAGGATATACTAAAAAACAACCAGAGGAGAGAGCTAAGCAAATATCCTCGGCAACAGGTGTTGCTTTACCTTATAAAGTAGAATGGGCTTATCAATGTTTTAATGGTGAGACGGTTGAAAGAGAAGTACATCATAAATTAAAATCACAAAGAGTAAATAATAATAAAGAATTTTTTCAAATTAATTTGGAAGAAGCAAAAGAAGTAATTAACTTAATTGGAAATAAATTTAAATAGCATGAAAGAATTAAAATTAACAGAAGAACAAATTCAAAACAACAGAAAATCAGATCTAATTCAGGATTTAATGGCTACAGGTACCGTAATGGATGAATTATGGAATTACCACCCAGAAAACCCTAATAAAAAAGATATTATTAATGAATATAATGTTCTTAAGGCAATTCAAAAACAAATAGAAGATGAATTAGCAGAATTAAAATAAATTATCTACATATGTATAATTGATGAAAGAATTTAATGCTAAGTTAGTAGAAGAATATGGTTATAAAGCTCATAGAAATGGGTTTTTTAGAGAATGGCAAAGATTAACATCATCTATTAGTGAAAATGAAGATATTAACTATTCCGATGCTGCAGAAAAAGCATTTAATCATTTAAAATTAATAGGGAGTGAATAAAGATAAAATTTTTGGATTATTTGATGACGAAACTATTGTTGAAAATGATAATAAAGATTTGGCTTCCTTTAATGCTAGTCCATATCATAAATTAGGTATGTTTACTAAATTAATAGTTAACCATTTTGTTTTTCACCATAAATTAGAAAAATTTCTTCAAAAAGAACAACCATCCTACAACTCAGAATCAACACGTGAGGCATCTTCATTTGTAGTATTTAATAGAGCTTGGAATTACCTTAAACAAGTTAATACCGAAGATAAAAACCACCAACGTGCTATATTAGATTTTAATCCTAAAATATTAAATAAAACATTGGAAAGTGCACTTTTATATTTTCAAGATGGTGAAGAATACAGGAAATGTGCACATATTTTCAAGATACAACAAATTATAAGAGAAAGAAAATAATAGCTAGGCTATACTATCCCTTCTACGTACCTTAGTATCACAGGGTTTTGGAAAAATGGGATAATAGGGGTAGGAATAAAGGCATAATAATTAGGGTTAAGGGATACCCTGTTTTAAATATAAATAAGTCATGAGAAATAGAAAATTAGCACACAAAAAATTAGATAGATTAGATACAATTCTAATTACTCTCCAGCAAATTGTAAATCGCCAATCTCCAATTGAACAGTATAAAATTAATATTGGGAAAGCTCAGGGTATAATTGAAGATTTAAGAGATATGGTAGAAAGAGAACCAATGTCTCCAGATGAAATGAATAAAATATAAATAAATAAAGGTTATGAAATTAACAGCAGAACAAATCCAACAAAATTGGGTAGAATTTTTATCAAATATTGAACAACATATTACTGGTGATAGAAAAGATAAATTACTAAAATTTTATAAAAAATATGAGGAGCGTATTATATTAATGCCCGCGGCTCATAAGAAAGAATACCACAATGCATTTCCAGGTGGTTATGTAGAACACGTAAATAGAGTAGTAAAAGCCTCATTATCATTTAGTGCATTATGGGAAGGATTTGGTGCAGATATGTCTACTTTCACTCAGGAAGAACTTGTTTTTTCTGCTATTAATCATGACTTAGGAAAAATGGGTGATGAAGTAAACGAATCTTACATACCCCAGGGGGATCAATGGAGGAGGGATAAATTAGGAGAAGATTATATGTTTAATAAAAAAGTACCCTTTGCTGCAGTTCCAGATCGTGGGTTATTTTTGCTACAATCCCATGGCATACAGTATACATTTAATGAAATGTTAGCTATTCAAACTCATGATGGGTTATATGATGAGGGGAATAAGAAATACCTATTCGCTTTTATGCCAGAACAAAAACCACGTACTAGCTTACCATTTATCCTACACCAAGCAGATTTAATGGCTGCCCGTATAGAGTTTGAAAGGGAATGGTTACCTAAATTAAATGGAAAAAATAGCGTGGATACCAAAAAGAAAAATTATACATTGAAGGGAAACATAAAGTCATCCAAATCTAAGGCACTAAATACAATTTCAAGCCCTGGATTAAAGAATATGTTAGATAATTTATGATAATAGAAATAGTAATAGGAATTTTAGGTTTTTTAGTCGTTGTCTTAGGATATACGACTTTTAACCTTTTGAGGAAAAATGAACAAGCAGAAGATATTATTGTTTCTCAATCTGATTTTTTAAGTAAATTATCATCTCACTTAGATGAATCCCAAAAACGTTTAGATGAAATTGATGAAAAAGGGGCATTTAAAAGTGATGATGAAATAGGTTGGTTTTTTAATGAAATAAAGGTTTTACAAAATGATTTATCTCAATTTAAAATTGACTAATAATTTATGGCTCCAAGAAAAAGAAGGAAAAAAAGTAAAAATTACTTTACCCAAGATACCGAAGATGCTATAGTGTTATATAATAATACTAAAGATCCCGAAATTAGATCTAAAATATATGAACGTGAAATACATTTCGCGTTTTTCAAGCTTACCCAGAATATAATTCATACCTTTAAATTTTACCACACTGAAGTAACTGATTTAGAACATTTACAACATGAGATAATTACATTTTTATTATCTAAAATGCATTTATTTGATCCAACTCGCGGTGCGAAAGCATATTCATACTTTGGGACTATTGTTAAAAGGTGGTTAATATTATATAATACTAAAAATTATAAAAAGAAAATAAATAAAGTAGGTGTAGATGAATTATCTAAAGAAGGATCATCCCATATTTACAGCATAGGAGATGATAGAATAAAAAGTGATTTAGACAAATATGTTGATATTTATATAAACCATGTTGAAAATAATATATTTGATTTATTCCCAAAAAAGAATGATGCTCAAATAGCAGATGCTATACTTGAGTTATTTAGAAAAAGAGAAGACTTAGAGGTATTTAATAAAAAGGCACTTTATATCTATATAAGAGAAATGGTAGACGTAAAAACTCCTAAAATTACTAAAATAGCTGATCAACTTCATGATATATTTAAATCACAATATATATTTTTTTTAGAAAACGGTTATACTAGATTCTAAACCCCTTCTATATCCATATTTATAACCAAAAATATTATGGGAGCATTAGACAATGTAGTATTTGGAAAGAAAAAATTCTCGGATATCCTCAGTGAAATTTACGACAACCAAAAAAAGAAAGATAAACAAATAACAGGTTTAATTTCAGAATTAAAACCACTTATAAATGATATAGGTGATGCCACTTTAATCGTTCCACTTATAAAAGAATATATGGAAATTGGTGTTCGTAACGATGAACAATTAATTAAAATGGCTACTATAGTACAGCGTGCGCTTAATAATAGTTCCAGCGATGATTCAATGGGTATTACAGATGCCGAAAAAGAAGAATTAATGGCGGAATTAGATAAGCTTAACGAAAACTACGAAGAAAAC